GCTGTCACCGTTGACTGGCGAGTGCTTCCAGTCCCCGAATGGGTCCTTCTGGTACTCCCCCTCCACCCAGATCCCCCGCGCTAGCAGGATCAGGCAGTCCCACTTCGGAGGGGTCCCGTAGTGGCTGATCGCTACCAGCAGCTTCTCCCTCTCGGCCATGTCAGTCAGTCCTCTCCGTTGATCGTCGTGATGATTGGGCACCAGTAGAAGGAGGTGTCGGCGACTTCGTCGGTCCACTCCGTCTCCTCACCGGACATCTTCTCCTCGACCGTCTTGACCGTCTCCTCCTCGATGCCCTGCGTGAGCATGTACAAGCGAAACGACGGCAGCCCAGAGAACACCTCCGGACGGCCGTCGTTACCAACCATGACGAGAACTTTGAGCGATGCCATTGTCTCTCCTTAGAAGATGACTCGTGACTTGATCTTCGGCCAGCCCCGGTAGTCCTCCTCGAGACCGTCTTCCACCTCGTCAAACACCTTCGTGTAGTCGGTTGCCTCCTTCACAGATCGGTTCCACTTCGGGTCGAAGCTGTAGCTGGCGAGTGACTTCTCTAGACCCTTGATCTTCTCCTGTAGCGGCTGGAGCTGCCTGGAGTAGGACTCGGCCATCTCACGCATCCGCATCTCGAACTCGTACCGGACGGAGTCGAGATTCAGGTTCTCAGCTGGTGGCGTGGAGTTCATCGCTTCCGTCGCGGTCATCGGCTTCGCGGCGCCGCGCGCAATGTCGGCTAGGGTGGGGTAGCGGCCAGAGACGGAGCCCGGCCCTACCGTCTTCATCGCGTATAACCGAATGGATGCGGCACACTTCTTGCTGGCGGAGACGTGCTGCTCAGCTGCGCGTAGATCACCGAACCTCAACCCGCACGCTGGGCAGCGAATCTCTGGTGGGGACTGGCCCAAGTCGAGGGGATTGCTCACGACTCGCTCCGAGTCTTGAACTGGACGAGCAGGTCCTCGATCTCGTCGATGTGAGCCTCGAGCAGGTGGTCGATGCTCGCGCAGCGCTTCGGGACGTCCGCCACGCAGACGATCTCGACCCACATCGGATCGCCCGTCCTGAAGCACATGATGATGTCGTTGTTACCTGGGAAGCCGAGCGCTTGCGCTGACTCCTTCGAGAACGGTAAGGCCATCGCACCGCTCGGCATCTGGATGGGCTGGGCCTGTGCTGCGGACAGGATCGTGTACCCCTTGATTCTCATCACCCCTCCAAGATGTGATGAAGCTCGGTCGGAAGCGCCTTCCGGAACTCCTCGTCGAAGACGCGGATCATCCACTGGAAGATCTCGGTGTTATCCTCGCAGTCTCGCATCATCTGCTCGTCCGAGACCTCGAAGAAGGTGCGGAACACCTCGTCGTAGCGATCCTGACACCAGAGCGCGTCGCTCCACATGTACTCTCTGGTGTGTCGGTCGAACGTCTGCCCCTGCGGGTGGCGCAAGGGCTTGACGTTCGCGTACTTCGCCTCGATCTTCTGGTACTCCTCGTCCTGCTTGACGATCCAGGCGCGCTGGGCGCGGCGGAACTCCTCCTCGCGAGTGCGAAGCTCAGCGAGCGTCTTCGTCATTGGCCACGTCCTTTGCGAACTCCGCTTCCCACTCCTCCTCGGTCTCGTAGAGGTCTGGGAACATCGCGTCACAGTACTCCATCTCGCTGTCGGTGGCGGCCTCGGTCTGGCACCACTCTCGGTCGTACTGCGGCTCGGACTCTGCGGGCTCCACGCTCATGAGCATCCCGAGCGCGATGGCAGTGATGAGGGTCTTCATCCCACGTCCTCCTCGAGCGTGCCGGTGTAGACGCGGTACGCGCCAAGTGGGGTGCTAAGGAGCTTGACCTTCTCCCCGACCTTGTCGTCCCAGAACTCGATGACCTGGGCCGGGTCGGTGCTGTGGGCTGCGTACATCCGCTGACCGGTGAGTGAGTCGTTCCACTCAGCCTTGAAGGAGGGCTTCAGGCCGGGGCCCATTTCTTCCCGGACGATCCAGCCATGCCACTTGACGTTGGCGTTGACTGGCATGTCAGTACACCCTCTCCGCCTTCGGCTGGGGCAGCCGCTCGTGGATCCCGAAGCTGGGGTTGTTCTGCAGCATCTGGAGCGCCCGCACGTGGTTCAGGTACTTGGCGGAGGCCGAGATAAAGCGGAGCTGGAGGGTCTCGGCGGGCTGGGACTGCGTCTTGCCCTCCAAGATCTCCTCCAACACCTGCCGGGCCGCGTGCTTCGTGGACTCTTCCAGGCTCATCAGGTTCTCTCGGGTCATTACCTACCTCTACACGACGGGTTAGTGAGGCATCTACCTACGCCTCAAGGTAAAGGTAGGTACTGAAGCGGGAGACTAGTAGTACCCTAAAGGGTAGCTGCCGTAGAGAGGTGCGCTATCCCTCCGACGGGCGGCCGGGGAGGCGCACGCCACTATCTGCCATCATCGCGGCTAGCTCTTCCGGCGAGTACTTCGTCACGGTCTTGAGCAATCCCACGATCAGCGCGTTTAGGCTCTTAGGCACCTTCACATCCACGAAGCCGTGATCCTTCTTCCACTGCGGAACGTCTTCTGGATGCCTGGTGCTGAGGAAGATGTACTCCTTGGTCTCTGCTGGAGTCAGCGTGTCCCAATCCCGCGAGGTGGGGAGGGCTGTACTGATCTGCTGCAACGCTTGCCGAAGCTCATTCTCGAGGTCGTCGTTGATGATGCACTGGACTCGATATGCCATGTGTGTCACTCCCGGAGATTACGGGTGAAGTTACTGTTACGGTTACGAGGCGGGTTTGGACTTACGGTAAGGACTAAATTAATCCGATAGTACTCATAATACTAACTCACTCTTATTCTATACACTAGTATCTAAATAGTTCTAAAAATTTTAACAGTGGTACCGTAACTCGCTACTCCGTAACTCACGAACGCTTGCCGCGATCTTCGGCTGGTGGTATCTTCCCTCCTACCGACTGCGCTCGGCTGATGTGTGCTCACTCCTACGCTCTCCTAATCCAAGCTCTTAGCTCTCCTAATCCAAGCTCTTAGCTCTCCGGTCTGGGTGACATGTCACGACGCTAGCCGCCCCGCGGTCCGCAGCGTATGATTTTCGCGTGGCTCGTGGTGGGTTCAGACCAGGTGCGGGGCGCCCGCGTGGTGCGAGGGACAAGAAGCCACGTCTACCAGGCGGAATGAAGCCCATTCTCGTTGCCAGAGAGAAGAGAGACCAGCTGATGGCACCCAAGATCCCCAAGGGCTTTCGCCTTCCCGAAGATGCGCCGCCCGAGGTCCGCGAGCTCGCCGATCACTTCCTCCAGAAGATCGTGGACGTCGCCGACGGCAAGGTGCACAGCCGTAAGGCCGGATCCGTTCTGAAGGCCGCAGTGGAGGGACGCAAGGAGCTCTGCGGTCCCATCGCCCAGAAGGTGGACGTGGACGTACGCGGGCGCCTGGAGATGCTACTGAGCGAGGGCCTGGAGCCCGCTCCAGATGTGTCTGTGGGTGGGGCGCAGGACGCCCCACCCACACCTACACCTGAGGACTAGGTGCTACGCCTTCGGCTGCTCGGCCTTCGGCTCCTCGGCCTTGGGCGCGACCGGCGCGGCGGCGACGAGCTCGATGAACCCGTGCCGGTCGTCCCACATCAGGCACGCGCCCACGTAGGACTTGGACACGACCTCGCCCTTCGCGTTCACGATCTTGCCGTCGTCGGCCATCTTGAGCAGGTCCGCGACCGTGAGCGCGTCCTTGTACTGCGCGTAGACCGCGTGGGCGTTGCTGCCGACCTTCTTGGGGTTGCCCTTCAGGACCTTCATGGTCACGCCCTGGCTGCGGTAGTCCGGCTTCTTCGCGCGGAGGTCCTTCTCCTTCTGGCGGCGGAGCTCGGCCTTCGTGGGCTCGGCGGTCTTGGTCTCGGCGTTCGGCGCCTGGGTCTCGGTCGTCTGCGTCTGGGTCTCGGCCACGTGTCACCTCGGTTACTGCGGGTTAACTACCGCTCTACCTACAACTTAGGTACTGAACTCCCCGATTTAAACTACCCTCTCGGGGCTTACCGCGCCTTCCGTTCCCGCTCTCCCCTACGCTTATCAATATGGGCGGTAAGCCTGAAAATCGCTAGTACCCTGTTGGGGCGCAGCCTAGCGTATACCCGACTGGGTAGCGGGCGCGCCGTATCCGCCCCGCTTGGGGCTGATAGCGCGTATGCTACCCGAACGGGTACGCGGCGCGCGGGCTACACCCGAAAGGGTAGCAGCATACGCGCTAGCGCCCGAAGGGGTGTCATACCCGATCGGGTCGGGCCGGGGGTGACCCCGGGTTTTTCGGGTCCCCGGTCCGCGCACCACGGACGGTGGACGACGCTCTTCCATTTTATTCCGGAGAACCCAGTTCACTGATTCTAGGAATTGAAGTTCCAAAAATTCCGCAAGAGGAGATCACTGATTATGAGTTCGCCAATCATTCGTCGTTCAGCCGCGGTCGAGCGGCTGAACCGATGGCGTAACGACCCAGTTCTCTTCGTCCGGGAGAACTTCAAGACGGATCCAGATCCGTGGCAGACCGAGTTCCTTCACTCGTTGAAGGACAACCAAAGAACCTGCGCGAGCGCGTGTAAGGGTCCGGGCAAGTCGGCCGTCATGGCAATGGGTGGATGGTGGTTTCTTTCCCTCCACCCGCAGGCGAAGGGCTTCGCAACCAGCATCACGGGAGACAACCTCCGTGACAATCTCTGGGCCGAGTTCTCCCTCTGGCAGAAGCAGTCCCAGTTCCTCAGCGAGAACTTCGTCTGGCAGAGCGAGAGGATCTTCGCGAAGGAGTCTCCGGAGACCTGGTTCCTCTCCACCCGCCAGTGGAGCAAGCAAGCGGACAAGTCGTCGCAGGCCAACACCCTCGCCGGTCTGCACGGCAAGTACACCCTTGTGCTCATTGATGAGGCGGGTGACATTCCTCCGGGTGTGGTTGAGGCGGCTGACGCCTCCCTGTCTACGGGCATCAAGAACCGGATCCTGATGACGGGGAATCCGACCCGGACGGATGGTCCTCTCTACGACGCAGTGAAGACCTTCCGTCACATGTGGCACGTGATCAAGATCACGGGCGACCCGCTCAACCCGAACAGGGCGAAGCGTATCTCCATCGAGTGGGCCCAGCAGCAGATCGACAAGTGGGGTCGCGACAATCCGTGGGTGATGATCAACGTCTTGGGCGAGTTCCCTCCCGCCGGCAGCAAGAAGTTGGTCGGTCCGGAGCAGGTGGATGCGTCCATGGCGCTTCATCTTCCGGAGCACTACTGGATCAAGGAGGCGAAGATCGTCGGGGTGGACGTGGCCCGCTTCGGTGACGACAAGGCGGTCATCTTCCCGCGCCAGGGGCGGATGTCGTGGCGTCCGCGTGAGTTCCGCAACATGGACCACGAGGATCTCGGCGAGCAGCTCATCCAGTACATGGACAAGTGGGACGCTGACGCGGCCTTCGTGGATGTCACCGGCAACGGGATGGCCATCGTCGACTGGTGCCACAATCGGGGCTTCGAGCGGGTTCACGCTATCAACTTCGGGTCGAAGGCGAGCGACGAGACCAAGTTCGCCAACAAGCGGGCGGAGATGTACTGGCTCGCGGCTCAGGCGATCAAGAAGGATCTGGCAGCGCTTCCGCGAATCCCCGAGCTGAAGCAGGAGCTCTGCGCACCGGAGTACGACTTCGACCCGAAGACCCGGATCCTCATCGAGCCGAAGGATGACATCAAGGAACGGCTTCAGAGAAGCCCGGACCTAGCGGATGCGTACGTTTTGACGTATGCTTCTCGTGTTCGTCCCAGGCCTCGGCAGGACAAGATTCTGTATCAGCCGAAGAACGCGGTCGGCCGAGCACTCATCGAGTACGACCCGCTCAAGGAGATCTGATGGGACTGTGGAGCTCGATCAAGAAGCTCGGCCGATGGACGGACAAGACCGTTCTGCAGAGTCCATACGCAGGTGTCGCCATGCCTGCGCTCCTCGGCTACCAGGCGGCGAAGCGGAACGGTCTGTTCAGCTTCCTCCAGCCACCCAAGACGCCTGGGCTCCCAGGCCAGGCTCCGGCTCCGCCGGACCTCACGGATCAGGCCATCCAGGATGCGAAGCGGAGGGAGCTACTGAACCCCACGCTCACGGGTGGCAGACGCAGCGCGTTCCTCTCTGGACCTCTCGGTGACCAGAGCAAGATCCCCACCCTGACGAAGTCGATCCTGGGGTAACGATGGCCTACCAGCCCAAGCTCCAGAACCTGGCGAAGGAGACTCCACGCCAGTTCCTTCTCCGGTGGTACAAGGGTCTGATGTCGAAGCGGAGCAACTTCGACAGCCACTGGATGGAGATCGCCGAGATGATGCAGCCTCGGCGCGCCAGGTTCTTCTCCAGCGACTCAGGAGTGGATGGCGGCAAGCGGAACGACAAGATCATCAACAACGAGCCGCTGATCGCTCTGCGCGTGGCGGCTGCAGGCATGATGGCCGGCATCACCTCCCCGGCCCGCCGCTGGTTCCGGTTCACCACGACGGATCCAGAGCTCGGGATGTTCGGTCACATCCGCGAGTACCTGCACCAGTGCGAGGATGTTCTCCTCACCATCTTCGCCAAGAGCAACTTCTACACCACCTTGGCTGGGTGCACGTACCCCGACCTCCTCGTCTTCGGGACGCACTGCTCCATCCTGGAGGAGGATCCGGACGAGGTGATCCGCCTCTACCCACTCCCCATCGGGGAGTACGTCCTCATGTCCAACGACAAGGGAGTCGTGGACGGGATGATGCGGGAGCCGGTATTCACCGTCCGCCAGATCGTTCGTCGCTTCGGTCTCGAGAACTGCTCGAAGCAGGTTCAGCAGCAGTACAACGAGGCGCAGTACGAGAAGACGGTGAACGTGGTTCAGTGCATCATGCCGAACGAGGACTACCAGTACGGGAACCTCGGTCCTCGCGGCAAGAAGTGGATCTCCATCTGGATGGAGAAGTCGAACGAGGACGACCCGGAGACCGGGTTCCTGCGCGTTTCCGGCTACGACTTCTTCCCCGTCCTGGCTCCTCGCTGGGCGTTGACGAACTCCGTCTCCGACGTCTACGGCCACTCTCCTGGGATGGAGGCACTTGGTGACGCCAAGGAGCTCCAGCACCACGAGAAGAAGGCCATGAAGCTGCTGGACAAGCTGAACGATCCGCCGATGAACATCCCGGAGGATCTTCGCGCCAGTTCCTACAGCCTGCTTCCTGGCGCGCTGAACTATACTCCCAGGAACGCTGGCCAGGGCAACATGGCGCAGCCTGCCATGACGGTCCAGCCGCAGGCTCTCGTCGCCACGGACGGCCGCATCAGCGCCATCTCGATCCGGGTCGGGAAGGCATTCTACGCCGACCTCTGGCTCCAGATCATCAACGACAGCCGGGCCCAGCCGCGGACCGCCAGGGAGATCGACGAGCGGCACGAGGAGAAGATGCTCCAGCTAGGCCCCGTCGTCAACCGCGCCGAGAAGGAGCTGCTGAATCCCGCCATCGATCTGGGCTTCTACCACGCGCAGCTGGCCGGCCTCATGCCGGATCCACCGTCGGAGCTGCTCGGCGCGCCTCTCGGGATCGAGTACCTGTCGGTGATGAGCCAGGCCCAGCGGCTCGTCAACGTGGCCTCCTCCGAGCGGTTCATGTCCTTCGTCATCGCGTCCTCGCAGAGCTTCCCCGAGGCTCTGGACGTGGTCGACATCGACAAGGTCTGCCTGGACATGGCGAACGTCCTCGGTCTCTCGCCCGAGTTCCTGCGTGACGAGAAGGCCATCGATCAGATCCGGCAGGCTCGCGCTCAGCGGAACCAGCAGCAGATGCAGGCCGCGCAGATGGCGCAGGGTGCGAAGACCGTCAAGGATCTGGCGGGGGCTTCTCCTGACGGGGACGTCCGCGGTCTCGCCAGCGAGCTGGTCGGGCCGGTCGCTGGAACCTCTGCCGGCATGATGCCGCCGTACGGGAGCAACAGCCTCCAATGAGCAAGACGGGACCCGCGGCAAGCGAGAAGCTGTACGCTGAGGCGAAGCGCCGAGAGAAGCTTCTCGACTTCCAATTCAAGTCGGATCTGGAGTGGCTTCTCAAGCAGCCTCAGTTCCGTAGATGGGCCATCTGGCTCGTCTACGGATTGTGCGCAGTCAACAAGGCAATCTGGCGGACGAACAATGAGATGGCGCTTCTCGAGGGGCGCCGGGCGATTGGGATTGATGTATTAGCTACCTTCCTTCGGTTCCCGGAGCTATACTCTCTTCTCGAGGGCGAGCGAGTGCAGGCCGAGGCAGCCCAACTGGAACGTGAGCGCTTGAAGCGCCAGGAGACTGAAGATGGCGAATGACATTCTCGGCGGCGAAGGGGCCGCCAGCAGCACGCCGGATCCGAACGGTCAGGGAGGAACTCCGGCTCCGCAGAGCACCGCCACGCCGTCGATGTTGGGCGACGAGGGCACCAGTCAACCTGGGAACGAGGGTGGCGAGCCGAAAGGCCAGGAGACCACCCAGGTCGAGGACGCATACAAGGACCTCAAGTTCTCCGGGGACGCTGGCGAAGTCGACGAGGCCTTCATCAAGGACCTGAAGGGCTGGGCGAAGGAGTCCGGCGTCAAGCCCGAGGGTCTCCAGAAGCTCGTCGACAACTGGACCAAGGCAGCGGTCCAGGCGAACAAGAAGGCGGAAGCCGAGCTCCAGAAGGAGCAGTCCGAGAGGACTGGCAAGTGGTTCAAGGAGCTCGAGTCCGACAAGGAGTTCGGCGGAGCGAAGTTCGGTGAGAATCGCCTCGCCGCCAAGAAGGCTCTCGAGAAGTTCGACCCGAAGGGCGACTTCAAGAAGCACATCCTCGAGAACAAGATCGACAACTGGCCCCCGCTGGTGAAGTTCCTGGCGGAGATCGGGAAGGCGGCGAAGGATGACTCGGTGGCGGGTACCACCGGCAACGGTGCGCCTCCGAGCGCGATCAACTCCGATGCGGAGTTCCACAAGCAGATGTACCCCACCATGGTGAAGGAGCAGTAAATGACCGTCATGAACGTCCAGTACCCGACCCTGCTCGATCAGGTTCGGCGTCGTGATCCCAACGGGGCGACGGCTCGCATCGTCGAGGCCCTCACGCGGCGTAATGCGCTGCTCGAGGACATCCCGTTCTTCCCCGGCAACAAGGAGACAGGCCACGTCTTCACGAGCCGCACCGCGATCCCCGGCAAGGCCGCGGGCATCGGGTGGCGCCGGTTCAACGAGGGCGTCGCTCCCGGGAAGAGCCGCACGACCCAGGTCGACGAGACCTGCGGCATGCTCGAGGGCTTCTCCGTGGTCGACACGGACCTCGCCGAGCTGAACGGTGACGCGGCTGCGTTCCGCGCCTCCGAGGACGGTGGCTTCGTCCAGGGCCTGAACAACGAGGTGGAGACCTCGCTGTTCTACTCGAACGTGAAGTCCGCGCCCGAGGAGATCCACGGCCTGGGGCCGCGGTTCAACTCCACCACCGATCCGGGTGGCGGGCAGATCATCAAGGTCGGCGCGCTGGCCGGCGCCAACTGCACCAGCATCTGGCTGGTCTGCTGGGGCCCGGACACGGTCTTCGGGATCTACCCGAAGAACATGAACGGCGGCCTCACCCACAAGGACCTGGGCGTCCAGCCCTGGGACGACGGAACGGGCGCGAAGTACACCGCGTACGTCACGAACTGGAAGTGGAAGCTGGGCCTCTGCGTCAAGGACTGGCGCTACGTCATCCGCATCCAGGTGGACATCGACAACCTGAACGCCGCCTCCACGGACCTGTGGGACGCGCTCATCAAGTCCGTCCACCAGGTCCAGGACCTGCGCACCGGCCGCGCGGTGTTCTACTGCAACCGGACCATCGCGACGTACCTGGACCTCCAGGCCGTCAACCAGGTCCGCGGCGCCGGCATGACCACCCAGATGGTCGA